TTGCACTTGACTTGACAATTCAAGAATAAAAAAAGAGGGCCTATGCCCTCTTATCTGTAGTATTTTGCAAGTTCCGCCTGTACCTCGTTGTAGTCTACACCCGCAGCTGCCACTCTCCTTACTCGGTCGCTACCAGTTCCCCAATCTTGGCCGTAACCATGCCAAATTTGATGTGCGATTTCTGCTGCCGTCAGACTTGTGTTTGAGCCTGTCTTTTTGATGTGACTCGCTGGCATTGCAGCTGTGACAACTCCACCTCTGCCGATTACGATACGATTTGCATTTGACACTTCGATTACTTCATACTCTCCACTTACAGCAAGGCTCGTGCCGTTCACGTCAATAGGATTTGTCACTACAACCTTGTCGCCTACTGCAAAACTGTCGCTTGGAGTAACGGTTGGTGCAATCTGTGGAGCTGGCGCAGTATCTGATAGGTTTGTGTGATTAAAGCCGTTCGATTTTATCAAAGCTGGATAGTCAATATTAGCGACATTGACATCCACGCGTCCTGATACGCCAGCAACACTACCATCAGAGCTATACTGCCACATACCACATTCGTAGCTTGGTGCACTTGTTCCCCATTGCGCTAGCCATAAATCATACTGACTAACATCACTGAAGTTGACCCTTGACTGTATATAGTCAGGATTGAGGTAGTTTGACACATAGTATCCGTACTGCTCCATTCTCTTGCAAAATGCGTCAATGATAGCGGTGTTTAGTGCTCTCGTTGGAGTCACTCCACTATCACGCATATAGCGCTCTGAATCATACTCAAAGTCGCAAGCTACTGGCATATCAAATGTGCCTTTGTATCTTTCTAGCAATCCTACAAATACGTCCGCGTTCGCTTTCGCCTGCTCTTCATTAAGTGCGTATATGAACCAATACGCACCGATGTGCAACCCTGCTGATTTTGCCATTTCTACGTTCTGTGCAAACCTCTCATCCTCGTAGCCGTAGCCGTAGCCAGCTCTTATCATTACAAAGTCTATTCCACTTGCTTTGACTTGATTATAATCAATTCCGCCATTGTGGCTTGATACGTCGATTCCTCTCATTGTTTCCTCCTATTCTAGGTCCTTGAAGTCTTTAACCTCTTCAGTTTTATCTAATTTTAGTAGTTGTTTAAACATTTGATGCAGTCCTGTGCTTGCAAGGCCGCTAATTGCACCTCCCACAATCACCTCTAACGTAATTGACCATGTACTTATACATCCAAGTACCGCGCCCACGATCGCCAGTGTTGTTGGAATGTACTTGTTGTCCGAAGGCAAGTACATTTTCATCAGATATCCGATGATCAAGCATGCCACGAGAACAAGTGGCATAATAAGTTTTGGTATAAATTCAAGATTCATAGTTTACCTCCTTCTTGAATAAAAAAACGGCCTTTAAGCCGCAACGATTAACAAACTATTTAAACATTACAATTATCTTTTAACGGTAATTGCTTTACTTCATTTATGACTTTTTCCGCAGTGCCATTTCCACCAAGCTTTTTATACGGTATATATAAGTAATCAACAAGATTTTCGTATTCATCTCGCGTTATACATCCCCTTTTAATATAGCACTCTCCTAAATAGCATATGCGATCGTGCCCAAGACCGCGCATCATCATTGCATAGTCGCTCTTGCGTTCCATGTATCGCTGCACTAACATACTTATAAAGCTCCATAGTCCCGTGCTTGCGAAAACCGCGATTATAATTGCTCTTTCCATACCTGACTCCTTTACTTATCTCTCTCAATCAATTCCCAATCGCTCTTTTCAGGATTTGAGACATTTTTATCTTTCGATGATTTGTAAAGCTTGTTGTAGTAGATTACATAATCTCCTTTCTTATAAGTTTTATCTGCTGCCCAAAACTCTGCACTTTTATACCACTTGTCATAATCGCTTGCGTTTCCAAGCTCCTCTTCAATCCATAGATTGCGATCATTGAGCGGAATATTTTCATATGTAGAGTTGTGTGCCTTTAGCGAGCGATACAGCTTGTCGCTGTATACAACGTAGTGACCTGGCGGATAGTACGAGCACACCTGCCACCTTTCCACTAAAGACAATATTGCTTTTCTATTTTTTTCAAGTTTGAGCAGTGAGTTAATCAAGAGATTTAAGGACTCCAGTCTCTGCTCGTCCAGGTTCTTCGATGTATCTACTATCTTCGTTATATTTGACAGGTCCTTCTCTGCCAATATTCCGAACACTGTATTCCCATCTTCTCTTGTTGCAGTGAACGAGTATCCTCCATTGGCAGTTTTTATAATGTTCAATGCTTTCATTTATTTGTACCTCCCATAAATTCGTACGAATGGCAGCTCTTCAGGAACTTGGTTCGCTGACACCCCTCTATTTTGCATTAAGTGTATTATCTGGATTCTGTCTGTTTTTGCGACGGCACCGCATGTAAATATTCCTGCGTTGTAATGCCCTGTGACTTGTACATTGTTAACGGATTTAAACAATTCGTTTGGCAATATCAAATCTCCAATCCATCTAAACAAGTAGGGATTTACTTGTGTCATATTTACAGGCGTAATTTGCTTTATTTGACACGATGCCTCACAGGTTCCATCCGAATACTTAACCACTTCAAACTGGCCTAGCTTTTCAATTTTAATCGGTACTCTTAGTCCAAGCGTTTGTAGGACTTTACCAAGTCTTACATCTCCACTTTCTGTATTTGTAAGCAGCTTGATGACTTGTAACTCTGCGGGTTTCAAGTCGTAAGCGACTCCTTTTCCACTAAATTCCTTATTAAATCTTGTCGGTATGTCGATTTCAAATAGGTCCGGCTGCTCTGCAACTTTTCCTATTGCCATACCTCTTCCGCTTTGATTGTAGTCAACTAAAGTAAACGCCGTTCCTATTGGCATGGTATACTCAGTAGTTTCAAAGTCATCTCTAAGCGATACTTTTATTTCCCATGAATAATCTCCATGGCATGGAAGAACCTTGCTGCCCGATGTTTTAAATGTGCTCAAAACTTCAGTTTCCTGCACCCCATCATAACTTCCTTGCCTAGTCAGCTCATACTCGATTATCTTTGTATTTTTGTCATTCACATTCGCAATATCAGCACTATACTTTATGTTGACATAGTTCCCAGCTGCATCCGATTCTCCGTTTGCTTTACATCTTTCTACCTTTACACCCGTTAACACGGGTGCATGCCAATCTATTATTTGCAGTTCTTTTGTGACCGTGATTGTGGAATCTCGACTGTCTGTGATCGTTGCTTCGATTGTTATCTTGTCTTTTTGTGGAGTCAAACTTGACTCGTCCACTGATGGTGATTCTCCATTGATTTTGAGCCGTTCATCTTTTTTTGTTGCCCTATATCTGTACTCTGGCTTTACCGCTATTTTTATTTTAGATTGGTGCTTTACATACCCACCATACTTCTTGTTGCACTCGGTTTCGTCTTTGTCTTCAATCGTTGCGCTAGGCAGCATATCAGATGATGGTTTTACCGTAACCAGTGGCGCGTCAATTCGCCCAAGATTTGTACTGCCGTTAAATGTAAAAACCCTTATAAGCAATTTGATATTTGAATCAGGAAACTTGTCTTTCCACGACTCTGGAAGTGTCCACGATGTGTCGGTTTGGATTTTATCCGCTATTTTTATTAATGAGTTAATATCATTATTAACCCCAACATAGACGTCGTGTGTAAATGCAGTTGATTTTCTATGAGTATAGATGTCAAACGATTCTCCAAATGTCACCGTAGATTTTGATGTTGTCGGAGAAGATGCACGTGGTATAGTTGTTAGCGTTGCCGAATTTGACGCTGTAAGTACACCTACAACCCTCGTATCAAAGCTTGCGGATGCATATAGAGTTTTTGAACCGTCTGGGTTATGCGGAACCCAAACCCCAACACTATGTATTACCTGCGAACTTCCATTTACTCTGTAATGTCCAGAGAATGGATAGTTAACTCCATTTACTGTAAGTACCCCTGTGCCGTTAGTATGCTCTGCATAGTAACCATTTGATGCATGTACAGACAGATAAACTGCCATATAGCTTTGATTATTAACGATGTCCTGTTGCCCAGGGCTGAATTGTATTGATAGCCAATATCCCATTTTAATTCACCACCTTTAAGAAGCTTAGATTTCCGTTTTCTCGCGGGATGAACGCGAACTTACCTAGTCTAAGACTGTTTATAAACTCACCATCCACTGCGTAGAATTGTCTATTTTGCCAGTATGCGATTTCCGCTCCATTTTCTATAAATTTAATCTTGTCGTTCTCGATTTTGAGCGTAAGGGGATTACCTTCCGCTCCAAGGACAATATTTCCATTTTCAAATCTTATGTATTTGCGTATTTTCTCAAACTCTGCCGTACTTCCTGCGATTGCTGCATCAAGATTCTTGCTTAGTCTTTCGAAGTTAAAATAAATGCCCTCGGTTGTTTGCGTGATTGAACTTTTTATCTCGCTTATGATTTGATCCACTAGCATGGATCTCGACTCTACTTGCTTTATAATCGTATCTTGCGTTTGTGATATCTTCGTTGACGTTTCCTCCGAAAGCGACGACACCTTACTATTGATTGATGCATTAGAAGTCAAATCTAATGCTTGGCCAACATCCGCAGAAAGTTTATTCGCGGTAATGGAATTTGCAACAACTGTATCTCCCATAAGTCCATCAGCCGTGGCAGCTGTTTTCCAAACCCACTCACCGTTTTGCTTCTTTTCGTTAGAAATAAGCATCTTACCCGCACCGATATAAATAACCTTTGACGGATTTTGATTTATTTGTCTGTCAAAAGAATATAGCCCTGCAGGCAATCCATATTCGTTGCCGGCTTTTAAGTCGTAGTTATACCCATCTTCGCCAAAATATTGCTTAGTGATTTTTGAAAGAACCTCTTCTCTAACCGAAGTGATTCGGTTGTTGATTGTTTCTTGCGTTTTCTTGAATTCATTTCTGATAGACTCACCAAAGCTTTTTGCCACCGTTCCAAATGTAAATGTTTTGGATTCGTCCTGTACGACTTCTTTTATGATGCGTACCTCTGCAGCAAATCCTATTTCATCATCTATCACCTGAACTTTGTCTCCGAACGAGCAATCAATATTTAAATTAACAGCCTCAACTTTGTACTCTGCTTTCGGTTGACTTAACATTACGAGCTCTTTTTTTGTCGTTTCCAGTAATTTGGCTTTATCGGTCTCCTCTTCATCAACAAAGAAGCCGAAAACGTGCTTTTTTTCGTTTTCTTTTCCTACTCCATATTTTTCTTTTGCCTCAAGATTTTCGACGTATGATTTTCCATTATTTATTTCTGCGAAATCTATACGCCTTCCATATCCGCCATCTTCTTGCTCTTCACCTTTTCCAAATCCGTATAGCGCGGTGATTATTGAATCTGAAGATATTCTCCTTGTAAATTTAGTTATATTCTTTCCAAACTCAAGTCTGCTGTTTGACCTAACTCCTTGCTCTCCGATAACGAGAATCCTCTTCGTTATATCAGCTCCTGACATTTCGTATTCTGCATGCCATTCTACGTTATAATCTTGTACTACTTTACTTAGAGCTTCGAATGCAGAAATATGATAAAAGCTGTTTGTTTGCGTGTAACTCAAATCGTATGTTGGAAGGATTCTAAGTGTCCATCGTGTATCAGCAAGCAAAGATTCTATCGCTGCCTTTACATTGCCTTGTGGTCTTTTGTCAACGACGGGTACTCCTTCAATTTCTTTTAGCGATTCCTGGCAATAGTAGTGATATTCCTTAGTATCTCCGCGACTGTATTCGGAGTCAATGACGATGAATTCCAAAGGCTTTTCATTATCGTTGATGATAACTCTATATCCTTTTTCAAAATCAAGCTCACTTTCAAACTCTAGAGTTTTTAACTTCCCGATTTCTTTTGTCAGCTCATAGATTTCATCTATTGCATTGATTTGTTTTTCGTTTCTATCGTAAACAAAAATCATAGCGCTATCACCTCGCGATATGTCGTGTTTGTCGCACCATTAGTTACGAGCATTACCGTTTTCCCTTTTTCGAAGCTAAAGAACCTGGAATCCGTACTTAGTTCAACATGCTTTCCATTCTGTGTAGCAGTCTTATTTTCAAGATCTATTACAATCGCGCTTGTGGTATTAAGTGCAGTCATCTTAAGCGTATGCCCTTTACCGTCCTTAAGCATCACATTTAAAGCGCTTGGCACGATAGATATGGTTGCAAAATCTGTACTGATAATTCCTTGATTGTCTATCGTCAGCTTACCGTTCTTCTCTTCGCCGTACCACAGCCCGTCAAGGTTAACAAACGTCAATAATAGAAGCCCGTTTTTAAACACGTATTCGTCTTCTGCCTCTGCAAGAATTGCTCTACAATACTTGCCATTTTCTATAAGCGAAATAGGGCTATCAGAAAATGATAGCCCTACAATTTCATCTATTTGCTTTTTTGTTTCCGCCCTCGACAATTTATCATGAATCCTTATCTTCAGAGTTACTTCCTTTAACTGTCTTTTTCTCCCCTGAACGCGAGGCTGCCTATTTGCAATTTCGCGGTAAAGGATATCGTT